ACACTCCAGTTTTAATAGAAGATGTAGAGCAATTTATCCAAGTATTTGGAGGTGTTGACAAGTCACTAGAAAAGAAAAATATGTTTTTCCACAGATCAGCATTAGAATGTTTATCAAGAGGTCCAATTTTGGCTCTTAACATGACAACTGCAGATGCTAACGATAAAGTATCAATTTTCTCACCTGCTACTAACTCTTCACAAGAAGGTTTAGCATCAGTACCAAATCTTAATATAGTAGGGGAACCTCAGTTATTAAAGAAATACAGTGATGTATTTGATACAGATAAGTTTTGGAACCCATCAGATGAGAAATTATTATCTGCTGCGGATCAAGACACAAACCACGCTATTTCATTTACAAACATTAAACAAGACCCTATTTCAGTTATCGTAAGACAAGCTGGAGATACTAGAGGTTTTGAAGTTACTGCAAGAGAATGGTATGGTGAATCAAACATTCCAGAAGGAATAGAAGCTGATGAGTACGTATCAGACTACATGGTAGATGTATTTGTATTCAAAGGTAAATTTGATGCACAAGCATTAAATAACGACCCACTTTATGGGGAGTTCTTTACTTCTAAAGGTTTAGAAAAATCTCAATTAGCTAAATTCACTGGATTAAGAGAAGTAACATTGTTAGCACAATACTCTGGTTCATTAATTCCAGAATTTATGGATAATGAAGGTAGATTATTATACATTGAAACTTTAATTAACATGGAGGCTAGAAGAACAGGTTTATTCTGTGCTATTCAAGAAGATGCACTTCCACAAATTGATTTAGTAGGTAATGGATTTGACGTATATCAAGATTACGAAGTACTTTCTCATAGAGTTGAGCAAGTTGTAACTCCATTAAATGCTGCAGCTAGCAATTCATTTGCTGCACTTAATATTACATGTCAAGTTGATGGATCTACAATAATTATGTCGGGTGACAATGGATTTAACGATCAAACTTTAGCAAACTTTCCAAATCCAATCACTGTAGGTAAATTCTTAGAAGCAGCACAAGATGATGAGTACGTAAGAATTACAGCTATTAACAACCAAGCAGGTAATAAAGTACAAATTATTGCTGATGGAAACATCTCTCAGCAAGGTGGACAATATGAGGAGTATAGCGACTCTACTTCACCTGCAACATGGGCTAATGACGTACAAGTTAAAGTTGAAGATGGAAACTTAATTTTCTCTGCAGCACCTCAAGCTGTTGGTGATACATTATTAGCTGCAGGAGCAAACGGCTCTGTGACATACTTATTATCAGAAAACGCTGGTGAATTTGTAGGCATAGGTGCTATTGATGATAATTATACAGATTCTGCTTTTGGAGCTTCTTATATGGTAGCCCCAGCGGGTTCATTAGGATTCTCATCTACATTAGCAGGAAACGGAACAATCCTAGGAGGCGGTATTACAGGTACAGGTCAACTTTTCGGAAAGAAATTAGCAGTTAATGATAACTTCTCTGTTAACAATATAGAATTAAACTCTAGAGCAGTTGCATTTGAAGAAGGATGGTCATTTTTAGACATGGGCGCTGGTGTATTTAAGTTCCATAAAGATAACGTAGTTACAGATACATTTACAAAAGATGATCTTGGAAACGTAGTTATTAAAGTAGGTATGTATGTACCAGGTGACGATAATAAACTATCTAGAATTAAGAAGATTGTTAAGAAAGTTACTGGAGCAACTACATTTTATGAGTTTACTACACATAGACCTGTAAGTTCAGAACCTGCTTATGCTCTTAAGAGATACGAAGATGCTGCAGGTGTTTACAAAATGTTCCCATTAGACGGAGCATCTCAAACAGATAAGAAAATCGCTGATTTATTAACAGCTATTAAGCCAGGTACTGGTTTAGGTAACGCTTTAGTAGATAAAGACAATATTACTTTCAGATATGTTATTGATACATTTGGTTCTTTAGAAAGTGGTGGAATATTAAATAAAGAAGAATTAACTCTCTTATGTAAAGAAAGACAAAATGCTTCTGCAATTCTTAATGCACCAATGATTAAAGAATTAAAAGCTTCAACTAATCCATCATTCTTAAATGAATTAACAGGAGCTTTTGATGTAAATAATGTAGCAACTGGAGGTAACTTAAACTTAAACCCAACTGCATTGTATACTCTACCTTCAATTAACGAGGGAGCAACTTACGGATTCTATTATGGTCCAGGTTTAAATGTTATTGAAAACGGCAGAACTAAGGTGATTCCACCAGCTGCTTATATTTCAAATAACTACATTGACAAATTCTCTGATGCTCTGCCATGGTCAATCATTGCAGGCCCAAGAAGAGGTGTTGTTGGTGGAACTGGAGTACAATCTTTAGAATTTGCATTTGACAAATCTGATAGAGATGTATTAGAGCCATTCGGATATAATCCAATTGTATTCGAAAGAGGTGTAGGTTTAACAATCAAAGGTAACAAGACTGCACAACAAGGAATTCAGTCAGCTCTTTCTTCAGCTCACGTGAGAGAAGTATTAATCTTCATTGAAGATGGACTAGCAGAAATCCTTAAGAACTACCTATTTGAGTTCAATAGTGCTCAAACTAGATTAGAAATCAAAACATTGGCAGACAACTTTATGGAGTCAGTTAAGAAAGACGGTGGTGTATTCGATTATAGAAACATCATGGACACTACTAACAACACGACAGAGGTTATCGATAACAACATGGGTATCTTAGATACGTTCGTTGAACCAGTTAAAGGATTAGAGATTCTAGTATCAAGAGTAACTGTACTTAATACAGGTGATATTGCATCTGGAAACTTTGCATAAAAAACGAGAATATATAAACTAAATAAAGAAAATAAAAGATATGGCTTTACCACATTATTCAGAAGACCAAACTAGTAGAAAAGGCAAGAACTTTGAACCAGTACAGGCTAACCTATTCGAGGTAACTATTTTACCTCCGGATGGAGTGTCTGGACAAGAATTGTTCTTACAACACATTAATTCAATTGGTGGTTTGGAAACTCTTCACAGAGAGGTAGCAGCTATCGAGCAAAAGTACAAGTTCTCAACAAGATCTTATGCAGGAATGGCCGATGGAACTGCTGTTGACGTAACAGTTAACTTCTCATTAAACCTAAACGACTCAAACGAGGCTTACATTTACAAGTCTATGAGAGAATGGTATAGAAAACAATATAACCCTGAGACTGGAGAAATGGGTCTTAAGAAGAATTATGTTGGTACAATTGTTATCGTACAGTTTAATAGAGAAGGAGATATTTACAGAAAAATAACTCTTGACGATTGTTTCATTACATCCGGACTTGGATTTACAGGCGAACTAAATTATGAAACTGCAGATGCAGCGGCATTAGAAGTTACTTGGAGAGCAGATGTTTGGAATGAAGAACTTAATTAATAAATTAAATTAAATTAACAAAAAGAAGGTGTTTTACACCTTCTTTTTTTAACCAAATAAAATATAATATAATATTCAGCTAATAACAGATTATGAGTGACAAACTAACAAAAAAACTTCAGGTACTTTTAACTGAAGGCGAAGTTCGCGAAGTCAACCGTGTCATTTTAAATGAGGCGCTTGAACAAGAGGAGCGACCAATATCTGTAAGCGCTTTTATTAGAAACTTAATACAGGATGAATTATCCAAAAGAAGCGTAGAACAGAAATCAATAATTAAACAAACACTTAAAAACCTAAAAGACAAATAATATGAGTGACGAATTAAACAAAATGGACCAAGAGCGAGAAGCTGCAGCAGCTAAAGCTCTTGAAGCAAAAGATCAGGAAAGCTCTAGTGTAAACATAGATACTTCTGATAAAGCAGAAGCAATGACAGCTGCAGTAAATAGTAAAGGCTTAGGTAGAGTTAATATGGACGATTTTGGTCCTGAAATAGCTAGACCAACAGACCAAGTATTAGGATGGCATGTATTAGACCTGAAAACTTTACCTTCATTAGGTAAATTTTACCCAGCAAATACAGTTATCAAAATTAGATCTGCTAGAGCTGCTGAGATTAGACATTTCTCTACTATGGATGAAAGTAATTACATCGATATGGAAGAAAAGCTAAACTCTATTGTAGAATCTTGCTCTCAATTTACAACAGGAGGAGATAAGAGATTATCTTACAAAGATATTTTAGAAGAAGATAGAATTATTCTATTACTTTCTATTAGAGATCTTTCATTCCCAGAGCCAGAAAATAAACTAATGCTTAAGGGTAAAACTGAAAAAACTAAAAAATCTGTTGATATTGAATTATCAGTAAAGAATTTAGTACCTTCAGTTATAGATTCTCAAATTGAAAATTATTATTCTAACAAAGAAAGAACTTACGTAATTAAGACTAAGTCTGCTGGTACTTTAAGAATGAAGCCTCCAACAATTGGTATTATGCAAGAAATTACTGCATATCTTAAAGATAGACAAGAAAAAGATCAAGACTTTGATAAAGCATTTGTCCAAGTACTACCTTATATGCAACCAGACTGGAGAACTTTAAGCTTAAATAAGATTTTTCAAATGGAATTAGAATATAAAGGATGGGATGAGAAAAAGTTTATGGTTGTCTACAGACTAGCTGAAAGAATGAAAATCGGCGTATCAACCGAATTAGAAACTACCTTTGATGGAGAGACGGTGAAAGCCCCTCTTGACTTCCCAGGTGGCATCAAAAGTCTTTTCATTATTTCAGATCTCGCTGGAGAACTACTTTAAGACTAAGTTCTAT